TCAAATTCAGCTTTTAATTCGTCTAGTGCGTCTTCAAGGTCAACAACACGATCTTCTAGATCTTCGTCACCTTCTTCTTCACCACCTTCTTCGTCGCCTGCTGGCATTTCAATATCCATTGCCATGTCGTCTGCAGGATCGCCGCCCATGTCCATTGCCATTGGGTCTGCTTCGACTTCAAATTCGTCTAGATCAAAGTCTTCGTTGACTTCGTCTTCGTCGTCTGACTCATCTACTTCTTCATCAGAAGCTTCATCTACTTCTTCATCTGACTCATCTACTTCTTCATCAGTTGCTTCGTCAACTGCTTCATCGTCTAAGTCATCTTCTAGTAAGTTTTCGTAAATTTCACGTGATTTTTCTACCACGATTTCGTGGAAAAGCTCTTCTGCACCTGCTTTGTCTTCGTTGACTAGGCGCTCAAGCATTTCTTCAAATTTCTTTAGATCTGCCATTTTTTTCTCCTAATAAATGTTATACCTATGGTAAGGCTGTCAGTTGTATTTAACATATAGAGAGAAAACTGCGTAGAAATAGGCTCAAAACGAGCCATTTTGCATAGAAGCTAAGAAAGATTGAACATTTTTTGGAAATCTTCAATGGTAATATGCTTCAAATTACTAAAATTATTTAGTTCTTCAGGGACATAATTATCAGGTGCTATTACTCTAATATACTGTATATCGTTGTGTGTTGACACTACGTTTTTAGTTTGTCGCATCCAATTACCAAAAAATGTAGCAGTATCTGAACTCTTTTTATAATTCATTGTATCAGCATACATATTATTTAATTTTTTACCATCATCCAAACCTTTATAATCAAAGCCTAGTATAAAGATTCTTTTATAATAATGCTGACTAGCTAACCACAATGCTGTAGGACCACTACTCCAACCTTTGCTTGGATTAAAGAAATTTAATCCTGCTAAATTTTGATATGCTTTGTTAGGGTTAGTCCAAACTTCGTGTCTGTGTTGATATTTGCTTTTATTGATTTCTAAAATCATTTTTACATCAACTGCAACTAGATAGTCAGGATCAAATTCTCTATACACTGCATTGCATGCATAGATTTTTCCATGTGGTTTTAATTCAACTAGATCAATTGGTGCTCGGCTTGTGCCGTTACCTAATACAAATGCTGTATCAAATCGTTGGGAGCGCACTTCCGGAACAACAATTTCGTCTTGTAGGAGTTCTTGTTCTTTCTCCCATCTACGTTGTTCTCTTATTATGTGCCATTCTGTTTTTGAATATTGAGACTTGTCTATCTTTGCCATTTATGCCATCGCTGCTTGCTGTGATGCTATACCATACATTTGACGAACAAAGTCAAGTTCATTAGCTTGTTCTTTTGTATGTATTTCAGCAGCTTTGCGAGCACGATTTATCTGGCGTAGTGTAAGACGTGTTTTTCTTGTGTCAGATGCGTCAACAATAGAATCGTCATACTGAGGATCATACTGATCGTTTTCAGTAGGTTCAAGTGTTTCTTTGTCGTAGTAAAACAATTCTCTTAGTATCATGTTAGTATTTAGTCTTTTAGATTGTCTGTTCGCCCGCGGGTGCTGTTGCTCCGCCGCCAATATCTTGTCCTGTTGCTGTTTCAGGCGGTGCTCCGTCGCCACCATTTTCTGGTGCTACACCGTCATCTGCAATATCTTCTGCTCCGTCAAGATCGGAACTAATGCCTGCACTGCTAATGCCTGCACTTCTCATTTCACCTGCTGCGTCTGCGCCGCCGCCTGTGAGATTCTCGTCATTCTCTTCTCTCCATAAACGTTCATTCTCAGCAATCTCTTCTGGACTCAATCCTAAGAAACGTTTCATTGCAAATCTATTTGATATAAATGGAACTTGTTGTATTTGACCAAAACTTGGAATACGTGCATTGTCTAGTTCTGATTGTCTATAAGCCGCAAAGTTTTGTGGCTCTTGGAAATGTAAATCAAACATTGCAGTATCAACGTTTACGCCTTTTTCAAGCAAATAGCGTTTAAAGTCCTGATTAAATTCTTCAGTAATTAAACCTTGTAAACGTTCGCAATAGTTGTTAAATCTTAGTTCTTGTATGTAAGCAGTTCCAACTCTTCCATCTTGGAATGAAGTTGCTCAGTCATCAGCACCCGTAGGCAAATAGCTAGAAGGTATTCGTAAGCCGCGTACGAGCTTATTAGTAAAGTATCTAAGATCATCAATTTCTCCTAGGTTTGTACCACCTGGTAATGTTTCCACTTTTGAGCCGCGGCCTTCTGCTGTTTGTGGGAAGAAGTAATCTTCGTTGATTGACAGTGGATTGTAACTAGAGTCTATGACATTCTGACCGCCACCTGTCGCGGATGGGATACGTCTTTGATGTATTTCCGTTTTAACACGCTCTACAAATTGCATAGCAAGGTGTGAAGGCATGTTGCCCACATCAACGTAGAATACTCTTCTTTCTGGTGCTCTTTGCACACGATAGATAATAATCGCATCTTCAAGCAATTCTTTTTGTTTGTATACTTTGAAAATACTTTCTAATAGACTGTTGCCAAATGGAAAGTTATTGTCAAGTCCTTCTGACAAACTAAGGTGTACAACGTGTTCTGCATTAACTGCTACTTCGCCGTCATCAACGCTAAAACGTGATCCACTTTGTTGAGGACTGTTACCGACCATGCCTCTACCACCACCTGAAAAGTATCCACTGTTAGGTGTGCCGCCGCCGGTTATATTTCCGTTTGTCTGATATGGTTCTGTAGCAACTAGTTCTTTAAAGTTTAAATTAAAGTCTTTAATAATGTACTGTTCAGGCTTTTTACCTTCGCTTTCGTTAACAATAATTCTTTGTAGTTTTGCAGGATCAACGTGAAACCATTTTTTAGTTTCTGGATCTCTAATAAAAATTGCATCACCGTATTTGAATACGTTACGGAAAATACGGAACATACGTGTTTCAAACTTTTGTGTTTTACACCATTGTTTTAGATATTGACCTAAAATTTGTATTTCAGAATTTGTTGCTGCTTTGTTAAAATGAAATTTAAAGTTTGTACCGTTTTCGTCATTGATCTGTGTACAAAACTCTGCAAGGATATCTAGTGCAGCATTAACTTCACTGTCGTTATCCATAGTATTGTATTGACCATAACGCTCAACACGATTAGGTGAACCTACATAAACATCGGGTAAGTATGAACTGTAGTTAGAACGTGCAGGTCCTGGTCGAGCTCCTGCTGCGGCACCGCTAATAGGACCATATGTTCCGTCAACAGAATTACCTGCTCCTACTGGTGTAAAATATTTTTTCCAACTCACTTGTTATGCTCCCCTCATGTAATCTTGTGAAATGCCTCTAGTATTTCTAAATGTTCTTTCGCCATACTCAGCACCTCTTGCAGTATTTGCCGCAACTTGATCCATTGCAGGTTTAATTGAATTTATTGCTTCTTCAAACGGTTGCTTCATACTTGCTGGTAAACTTTTAATAGCATTTTCTAATGGTGTCAAATCAATATTCACAGAAGCATCATTATTTGATGATGCAACTTGTGTCCTTATAGTATTTAACATTCCGTTCAAAGATGATGTGTTAGATGTGAGCGACTGTATAGTAGGTGCAAGCATTGCTCTTACTGAATTTGCTTCATTATTATTATATGATGCTACTAATGCTTCCATTGACCCTGCTGCGCTATTGGCTACAATATCTCTCATTTGATCGGGTGTTGTAACTGCTTCTAATCCATGCAATGCTGCAATAGTTTCAGTACCAAAGTCTTTAAACAGCGATCCAGTGACGCCCATTGTTCCTCGATTTAGTCCAGCACCTTCTCTAATTAATGCTAAAATATCTTCACTAAGTTGTGGTCTTTCTGCTTCTGGTAGTGTAGATAATGAGTTTAATATTTCATTTATTCTTGCACTTGCTGCTGCACGTTGGTCTTTTTGTGCCTGCGTTGCAATACCAGCTTGATCTGTTTGAATCGTACCAGCAAGAGTACTCATTTCTTGTGACAGATTTAATAATTCAGTTCTCAAGTCTCGACTTTGTTGTGTAGATCCTGTAAACTGTCCGCTAAGTGTTACTAAAGAAGTTGCTATTTGATCAAACATTCTAGCATCTGAATCGCCAGTTCTTGACAGACCCATTCCTGTCATTGTGTTGCCTGCACCAGTAACAGCAGTTCTTAGCAAGTCTTCTAGTTTTAAATCTGCTACTTTATTAGCAAAATCTTGTATTGCGTCTTCCATGTATGAAAATATTGTTCTTACAGTAATTTCTTGTGTAACTCTTGCTATCTGTTGTAATTCTGTTAGAGTGTCTAAATATCCTTGATAAACTCTAGCAGATCCACTCTGAGCATCACGCTGTTGGTTTGCTTGAGCTTCATTAATTAGACGATTTCTTTCTGCTTGGATTGCTTCATCGGTTACTGCTTTGCCTTGTTCTCGCAGTCTTGCAGCAATAGCTGAGTTTGATACTGCAATACTATTGTTTAATTGCGTTGATATTTCACCCATTGCACGAGCATGTTCACTTGCTCCCGATGAAGATACACGAACCATTTCTAGGAAGTTTCTGTCTGTGCGCAATCGTTCTACTTGCATTCTAGCACTTTCGAGGTAACCTCGAGCTTCTTCAGATCTACCTTGTTTCATTAAATTGTTATATGTTTCAAAAGTTCTTGCTAGATCAGGCGCATAACTGTTGATGGCTTCCATAGCAGGATCACCAGGAGTTGGAAATCCTTGTGTGACCATATCTTCCATAAAGGCGCCTATTGCAGGACCATATGCTCGTGCTACTCCTGCTAAATCTGATGTAAACCGAGCTCTTATGTCTTCACCATTTACACCGGTTTCCGGAAGCAGTTGTGTTGCAGCAAATACTCTACCTTTTCTAGCTGTTTCTTCAACTGCTTTAGCAAGTTCATCTGCTTGCATACCTGTTAGTTTTGCAAGACGATCCATTTCTTCTGCAAATTCAGTAGCACGTTTGTTTCTATTTAAAGTAGCCTGTCTTTCAGTTACATTGTTAACAGCAGAAAGCATATCGTATCTAAGGAAACTTTCGTTAATATCATCAACTGTCATTCCTAAACGTTTTAATCTTTGTTCGTATCCTGTATCAACTTGATCGTAAAATTGTGCTTGTCTAGCTAAGAAATTTTGTAATCCTGCATTAGCACCTGCACCAAGTTGTGCAAGTTGTTCTCCTGATTCTTGGGCTATTCTAGCCAAATCGCCAAGATTCATATTTGCCTTACCGGCTTGTATAATCATTTCATCAATTTGATTGTTGAAATGTATACCACCTCTTGAAAGTGCTTGCAGTACGCCAACGTAACCTTCAAAACCTTGAACTGCTTTAGTTGCAAGTGTAACACCCGGTATCAAGCCTTCAAAGGATTTCATTACACCTGCTACAGTTTTTGGTGCACCTGTAAAGATACCACTAAATCTACCAGCTAAATCTGCTGCGGCCTGATCAACTTTAGCAAGTGATATAGCGGCGCGGCCCGATTCTCTTTCTAGATTTTCATTATCGCTTGCCATTCAATTTTGCTCCAATATAGAAATTATGACTCATAAATAACTATGTATAATAATATATTTATCTTAGGAATAAATGATGGAAAACAATAGTCCTTTGGCAAAGTTTAAAAGACAG